TATTACTGATAAGCTTTTAGAGACTTTAAAATCTGGTGGTTATATAAAAACTAAATTAGACAAAAACGGCGAATTAGAATTAATTAAATTAGAGGATTTAAATTAAGTGAAAAACGATAGGGAAAAGGCGGGTATGTGTGTTGATGTTCGTAATAATGACATCAATGGTGCAATGCGTGTATTAAAGAAACGTATGCAAAACGAAGGCGTACTTAATGAGTTGCGTGAGAAAACTCACTATACTGGAAGAAGTGAAAAACGTAGACTTGCTAAAAAAGCAGGTCGGCGTAGGTGGCTGAAGAAGCAGAGTGAAAAAGAAACTACAGAAGGAAACTAAAATGGCTAGAAAGAAAATTGTAGCTAGTACTGAAAATAATAGTTGGGTTGCACCAAAGGTTCGTAAAAAACGTAAACCTATGACTGAAGAGCAACGTATTGCTGCAGCTGAAAGGCTTGAAAGTGCACGTGCAGCCAGAGCACCAGCTAAGAATGATTCTGTGTGTTCTTATGTTACTGATAAGGGAGATGATCACCCACTATCAGCAAAAAAAGTAAAGGCATGGATTAAAACACAAAAATCTTTGGCTTCATCATATAGATCAGAAGTTCGTAGGGATGTAAAAGGTTCACACATAAAACTAGCTGACAGTACGGGTTATGTTAGAAATATGCAACACTACCTAAAACACGGCGACTGGTGTGATGAATTTTATGGCGAATACGCAGAAAAGAGGGTAAAGTGGAAGACGATACACCCAGCGGGATAAGCAATGTTGTTAAGGGCCCGTGGTCTAGAGTAAAGGTTGTTAACCCACTTGAGACTGATAGACTTACAGAAGACATGGTTTTTATTGATGAGGTTGCTGAAAGTATTATGATTCCTACAATACATAATCTTGCAGAGAACGGCGTAGATATAAAGGATAAAGAATTTTTATCTGAAATTGGTTTTTTAAATGAGATAATAAAATGTATTATGTACAGAACCTTTGACTATGCCCACCCATTATCAGAACTTATTAGTTCGGTAATGAAATCTGAAACTGAAAACTCAGTACAAACTTATGCAAAGTTTGACCATGATTTACTAACTAAAGTAGTTGTAAAAATAATTGAAGAAGAACATTTAGGAGATGAACCAGCGTGATAATAATTGATATGAACCAAATCTCATTAGCCAGTCTAATGATGCATTTAAATATGACTAAGGCAAAGTTGCCCGATGAGAGTATGGTGAGACACATGATACTCAATTCAGTTCGTATGTATAGAACAATGTTTAATGCAGAGTATGGTGAAATAATTCTTACTTATGATTCTAAACATTATTGGAGAAGAGACTTTTTTCCTCAATACAAATCAAATCGTAAAAAGAGTAGAGATGCTGACAGTAAAGATTGGAATGCAATCTTTGAAATTCTAAACAAGATTAAAGCAGAGATTAAAGAAAATCTTCCGTATAAATTTCTAGAGGTTTATGGAGCAGAAGCTGATGACATTATAGCTACATTGTGTAAGTTTACTCAAACAGAAAAAGATCGTAGCAACAATGAGAAGATTATCATTGTGTCTGGTGATAAGGATTTTATCCAACTACAAAAATATGTTAACGTGAAACAATATAGTCCTATTCTTAAAAAGTATGTAGAAGGCCATATTCCAGAAACCTATATAAAAGAACATATACTTAAAGGTGATACTAGTGATGGAGTACCTAATGTTCTATCGCCAGATAATACATTTACTGATGGATTAAGACAAAAACCTTTAGGAAAGAAAAAGATTGCAACTTGGTTGGACATTAATATAGATGATTTACAGGATGAGGTCAAAAGAAATTACCAAAGAAATGAAAAACTCATTGACTTGAGTAAGATTCCAAATGAACTAGAAAGTGAAATACTAACAGAATTTCATGGAGCTCCATTTGGTGATAGAAGCAAACTACTAAATTATTTTATAAAAACAAGATTGAAAAATCTTACTGAAACAATTGGAGAATTTTAATATGCCAGAACAAACTTACACACCGCTGTTTTCTGAGATACTTGACAAAGTACATAAAGCAAAAACTAAAGATCAAAAGGTAAAAATCCTTAGAGATAATAATACTGATGCATTACGCATGGTACTTAAAGCTGGATTTGATCCAAATATTAGTTGGGTAATTCCAGAAGGTGATGTTCCTTATACACCAAATGATGCACCAGAAGGAACAGAACATACCATGTTAGCTATGGAAGCAAAAAAACTATGGCACTTTATTAAAGGTGCAGATAGGCAAACTAAACAACACCAGAAAGAACAAATGTTTTTTCAACTGTTGGAAGGTTTACATGCTAATGAAGCAAAAATCGTTTGTGCAGCTAAAGATAAAAAGCTACACAATCTCTACAAAGGTTTAACTGGAAACGTAGTAAGAGAAGCTTTTGGTTGGAATGAAGAATTTACAATCCCACCAGCTGACAAATATCCACAATCTCCTGGCATGGCATCTGGAGCTGATAGGTGATCATAGCTCCCATTCAATGGCCATCAATAGTATATCCTAAAAAGGAACAACCATTGATACCCAGAGTGGAACGAATCATCCCATCAAAGTGGCCCGAGAAATCACTAAAACGTCTATTACAAGATGTAAAAAACTCAAAATAATAATCAAACCCTTGTTTTACAAGGGTTTTTTTATGCATAAAAGACTTGACTCTTTAGTATTTAAATGGTAATGTAAAGTATAAGATAGAGAAACAAAGAGAGAGTTTTAAAAATGCAAAATCAAGTAGATTTCATAGGTGCCCATGATGGTGGAATACAAATGTTTAGTCATGTGGGATTAGTTGGTTGGGGTAATACTCCTGAGTCTATTGCGTATGTTCTAAACACTAAAGGAATGGCAGAAACAATAATGGGTGGTTCGTCAATGGACTTTGCAACTGAAGAGGGATTTGACTCTGACGATGGTGCGTCTTTTCTTTTCAAAAAAGCATTGGAGTTAGTGTAATGGACATTCAAAGAGGAACACAAGTCATTGGAGTTTGGGGATCAATGGTTTCGGAAAGTCACGGTTTCGTTTCTTGTATTCAAAATACAAATCAAGGAACTGATGTGGATATCTCATGGGATAATGGTTCTGTACATCATGTTATGTTAGATGATATTCAAAACAATTATTTAGATCAACCATATGGAAATTCAAATGGTTTCTATATCAACCCCTTTACTGAGGAACTTATATAATGAAAATTAAAGGTGCAATGACTATTCTTAATAAACGGGCTGAGTTTTATGGTAAAACTTTTGATGAACTTATTGAGATGATTGATAATGATAATGGGGGTATGGAAACTTTTAACGTGTATACCGCTTACGAAATTTACAAAATGGATCAAGGTTTTGTTTGGTCTGGATTAGATGATCATGGTTTTGTAACACCTAAACAAGCTGAAGAAATTCGAAACATATGGTCTGGTATGGGTCATCAATTAAAAATGGATATATAATGTACAATAAATCAGTAATCCTTATCAAAAATATTAATACCTTTGAAGGTTCTGTACCAGCTGGTTACGATCTAGTTGAGTATGAGTTAAATGAAGACCCTATGGAAGACGGTTGTGTTCTTTATGGTTTTGATGAAGTGGCTTCAATGGGTTTCGTTTCTCCCCAACACGCATTTGTAAATGTAAATTAGGTGTTGACATTACAAACGAATCATGTTATATTATATGTATAGTCAATAGAGAGAGAAAAATATGACAATTGCAATAAACAAAAAATTTGATAATGTTGATGATGGTATTCAGAATATGCTTTCAGCAGCTAACCATGACTACACAAAATTCTTAGACAATGAAGAAATGCACAAAGAATTTGTTGGAGGTTGGGTTATCAAACAAGGAAGTAAATATATAAAAATACTAACTCGAAATGGTAGTTCTGCTTGGGGTTTTGTTGTCAACACAGATAATGACAAAAAATTTAAAAAAGGAGATATCCTAAAATGTGCTGGATACAATGCTCCTGCTCGAAATAAAGCTCGGGGAAATGTTCTTGAGGGTGGTTTTAAAATCCAGTGGACTGGCCCACTTTATTTGGTATAGGAGTTGAGTATGAAATATATTATAGATGAAATTG